GCATTCCGGCGCGCATACAGAATAACAGAATAACAGAAAAAAACGCAAAGGCGCAGGCTCGCTTGAAACCTGCGCCTTTTTTGCATCTTTCTGCTGCTGCCGCCCGTGCCAAACTCCGCGCCCGTGTTGATGAGCATCCCGGTCGAATTTTGAGCGCTTTGTGCGCTCGGGGCAGCCGGTGCGGCGCTTTCGAATGCCCAGGCATTTTCCGAGCTCAACTTGTCCAGCGCCGCCTTGATGTCGGCGGTGCGGTCCTTGGAGGCTTTCAGAGCCGCGAGGTCCATCATGCCGCGGATCGCGTTCACGTTGCGGCCTTTGGCGTCGCGAATCGCGCCGTCCAGCGCGCCGTTGAACTCAAACTCGTCTTTCTGGGCGGCCATGTCGGCGGTAAGCTGCTGAATTTTTCCCTGCAGCTCGGCCACGTTCACGCCCTCAAAGGCTTTCAGGCCGTCCTGCGCCGTCTTGAGCTGGGCATTTGCCTCGTTCAGTTGGGTTTGCAGCGTGGCGGCGGCGGACTTTTCACGGGTGACGTCTTTCCCGTTTTCGTCCATCAGCCAGTCCAACTGCTCTTTGGTAATGCCGGGGATCTTTGCTTGGATTTCTTCGCGCTTCATAAGCTGCTCCTTTCATCTGGCCTCCGGTTTGGTAACGCGGTTCGCTCCGCATCGAGGCTGGCACAGTTTAACGACGTGTCAGGGTCATGTTAAAGGGTGATGTTACGGGGGTATGTTTTTGGGCAAAACAAAAGCGCCACCGCTCGAATGAGCGATGACGCTTGAGTATTAAGTTTGATTAAAAGAATTCGACCTCTTTGCCTTCTGCGTTGATTTCCGCTTTGATGCCGATGCTGTTCGGCATGTCGTAGGCAATCAACGTTGGGTAGGTCACACCGTCAATTCGCACATGAGAGGAGTTAAAAGGCAAAGGCGAATCAAAAGAAAGAATCGTATACCCACGAATGGGCCAACAATGAATTACTTTCAACTTTTGCCACCTCCTAATTCTTTTAACATTTCCTGATACATGGATAATTGTTTACGTGTTAATTCCACTTCCTCTAATGGTATTTTATACTTTTCTGTGACGGAAAGCAAGTATTCCTTCGCATCAATTTCATTTAGAACGGTGCGTAACGCTGGTTTGTCATCGTTCAGCCCTTTTTTATTTTGCCAGAAGTGGTGTGCCTCTTCGAGAACGTCGGATGTTGTCGGGTTTTCACGCAGAAAAATCATGTCATTAAGCGTAGAAGCATTTGCATTTACAAGATCGAGATGTTTTTCTACTTCTTCGCCGCCCCTGAAAACTGCGCCACCGGCTTTTATAATCGGTCGTACAATTTTTTCATAGACAGGTTGCGAGATGACTTTTACTCCGGATTCGGATACTTTGCGATAGGTTATATCTTTGTTCCGATTCAGTACGGCTGTGGGAGTATCTTTGCGATATTTCCACGCCGCCTTACTTGCTGCACTGCGCCCAAACCCGGCCACGCTGGTGCGGGCGCTCGAGTCGAACGGGTACGCGCCGGTGTCTTTGATGAACTGCGAAAGCTGCTGCCGCGCCTGTTTCAGCTTCACGGCGGATGCGCTGGTGTCCACCCCGGCGGCGTCCTCGGCGAGATACGTCCGTTTGGCCGCTCGCACTTTGCGCTCCGCCGCGCGCTGCATCTGGCTGATCTCGTACTCGGAATACATCTCGCCGTTGTATTCGATCGTCTTGGCGTTCAGGGCCTCCAACTCCGCGTCCGTGTGGTTCGGCGTGGAGAGCCCTGGCCAAAACGGCCAGAAATCATGCCGGCAGTTCCAGCCGCAGAGGCCGTCGCCGCTGCCGTAGTGGGTCGCCGAGACGAAATCCGGGTAGCGCACGCCGTTGTAGGTCATCGCGCCGCCGCGGTGATATTGCCGGCCCTGCCACAGCGCGTGCTCGGGTCGCGCGCCCGCGTGGGCCGTGACCTCGACGAAGTCGCAGCCCACTTCGTCCATGCGTGCGATCTGAAGCTTGGCCGTGGTCTGGTGCACGCCGGTGAGCACCGCGCGCCGCACGGCGACCTCCAGCGTGTCCTTGTGGCCGGACGGGTAGGTGATGGCTTTGATGCCACCCGCCGCCAGCCCGTCTACGGCGCGTTTTACGGCCGTTTGGTAGTCGAACGCCCCACTTGTCACTTGAAGCCACGCGCGGTCACAGGCGGCCTCAAATTCGCCGCTGACGGTGCGCGCCGTGGTGGCCGTGAGGTTCTTCCACGTTCCGGCGGTCTGCTCGTAGCCCGCGTTCAGCAGGTTCAGCAGGGCGGGGGATTCGTTCACGGGCTGCGGGTTCGCCCCGGCGGCTTTGTGGATCTTGTCGTCGGCGGTGAGGCTGTCCGCCCCTGCCTGTTGCAGCAGGCGGCGGATCTCCTTGTCGCTTTTCTTGCTGTAGCGCGCCAGCGTGCGGGTCACGTCCTGCCGCACGGCCGCGCTTTGCTCATAGCGCCACAGCTGCCAGTCGGCGGTCTCGGTGACCGTGTCCATTTTGGCGATGCGCCGCGCCACGTCCCGCAAAATGTCGTCCTCGACGGTCTGCCACAAAGTGACCAGATCATCCGGCAGGGTGTCCAGATAGCTCGGCGAGAGCATCAGGCATCACCGCCCGGGAAGAAAGAGATCGGCTCGTTTGCGCCCGCCTCGTCGCCCGCTTCCTGCACGGCCTGCTTGGCCTCGGCCTCGCTCATGCCGTACCACTCCATCAGGTAGCGGTACTTGGGCAGAAAGCCGTCCAGCGCGTCCTGCTTGTACTGCGCGCGGCGGGTCTCGCTGTCGGTGATGTAGCTGTCGTCAAAGTTGATCGTGATCTCGGTTTCAGGGTCCACCGGCGCGCCCAGCTGGGTCTTACCGGCCCACAACATCGCGCGGAAGATCTGGATCAGCGCCGCCTCGATCTGGATCTGGTGGCGGTTGGCGTGCTGCACCATGTCCTGGCGGCTGCCGTTGTACTCGGTGGCGGTCTTCGCGCCGTCCAGTTCGAAGCGGTATCGCCGCGTGCCAAGGCCGCACTTGAAGCTGAAATAGTCCAGCGCGTCCTGCACGGCCTTGCTGTTGGCCTCTACTCGCAAATCGGGATTGTATTCGTGCCAGTCGGGCGGGTCATCCGGCCCAGCGTCCGGCACCTGGAAGAACTGCTGCCGCCGGATGTTGTCCGGTGGAACGAAGTGCTCTTTGCCGTCGGCACCCACCGTGGAGCGCATCAGGCGCTTGTTGTAGAACACCTTTTTGCCGCCGAGAAACAGATCCTGCTTGTAGTTGTCGAACGCCAGATCGACCTGCGCAGCGGCGTCCACAGCCTCGCTGAACACCGCCATGCCGAGGCCCGGCCCACCGGGAATATTCTTCACCACGGCGGGAGAGAAGAGCGCGAACAGGGGCACGTCCGCGCCGGTGAGCAGCGAACGAGCCACGCCCGGCGGCAGCGCGCGCTCGGTGTAGTCGGCGCTCTCGCCATCTGTTTCGTGGCTCTCGAAATAGCGGTTCGTGATCTTGTATTGCTGCCCGCCAGCGGGGTTCTTCACGAGTTGGTGCAGCTGCAAATAGATACAGCTGTGACCGTCCACGGTCACCTCGCTGGCAAAGGCAACTTCCTCGACCACGCCGTGCCGGACCGAGATCGGCAGGATGCATTCGGCAGGCGCATAGTCCAGCACGATTTTGCCGCCTGGGCTTTTCTGCGCGTCGTTGCTTGTATTCGTGCCCTCGACGGACAGAACGAATGCGCCGGTGCCGCTACGGAATGCCAGCTCCACCAGCTTGTTCGCATTCGGCCAAAAGGCCAGCTGCCGCAAAAGCCCGCCGGTCTGGTCGGTGTTACCCAGCAGCCATGCGGCGCTGGATTTGTCGGCGATCGTGACGGTGGTCTTGTCGTTGAGCAGCAGGCTGGCCCAGTCTTCGCAGGCGGTTTTCGGCATTCGCAGGCTGGCCATGTGGCGGCTGATCGTGGAGCCGTCCGACGCAGTCTCCTTGACGTCGTGCACGCTGGGCACAAAGCCCCGCCACCACTGTCGCCACTGTTCGATGTAGGCGTAATACGCCGCGTCGATGTGCAAATGCTCGGTGCGGTTCAGATATTCAGCAAATCGGACAATGTTCATTGTGTCAGCCTCAAATAATACTTGAAGTCCCGTTCGATCGTATACTCAAATGCGTCCAGTGTGTCGATGTCGGTGGTGCCGTCGTCCAGGCGCTCGTCCTTGCCGGGGGTCTTGTCGCTCCACAGTGCGGCGGAGAGCGCCGCCGTCAGGCTGGCGGCCTGCGGCAGCACCCAAAAACGCCCGCCGCCCATCAGGATGGACGTCAGGCGTATGCGGTCGTTGATCTCAATTTTTTTGCTGTTGTAGATCCGATCAGAAAGCCAGGACAGGCGCGAGGTGCGGCATGCGCTGCGCAGGTGATTGATCAACACCTGTTCGGCGCTGTCGGCGAAGATCGCGTGGATCTCGCCATAGGCCGCGAAAACGCCCTCGCAAAACGCGAGAAAATCGGCGGCCAGTTTATCCGCGTCCGCCCCGCGCGCGTCCACACGGGCCGAGGCGAGGCCCACAGCGCCCGCGTAGCCCGGCAGCACGCCGGTGGCCACAAACGCGTGCTGGGAGCCATTGCCGCCGAAGTCCACGCCGATGATCACACGCCAGAGCCGCAGGGACTTGCCCTCCGGCCAGAGGAAACGGCCATCCCGCGCGGCGATGCTGTTGGCGAAGGCCGCGTAGATGATGCCGTTGGCCGCGCACCACTGCCCCAAGATGAAGCGGTTGTAATAAACGGTGCCGACATACTCACGTTTCAGCCCCTCCACAAAGGCGGGCTTAAGCGAGGGATTATCGTCGATCGTGGAGGTTTGGCAATAGACATCCGCGTCCGAATCGATGAATTGCTTGAGAAAGTGCTGCGGGTAGGTGGGGTTCGCTGTGCCGTCAAAATGGCTGTGCTCGCAGCGCAGGCGGCTTTTCAGCATCTGGAACACCTCTTCGTTCCAGGTGGTCATCTCGTCGCCGTAGGCGTACTCGATCGTCATGCCCTGCAGGCGGGCCACGTGTTTTTTGTTGTCCGCGCCCAGCACGTACACGCGGCGGCCAAACAGGCGGATCGTGTTGTCGCTGCTGATCGTACCCACCAGCGCGTCGCCCCAGATCGCGCGCATCGGATCGAGGATGTTGCGGGTCAATGTACCCTGCGTGTTACCCAGCAGCACGGCAGCGCCCTGCCCGCGCAAGGCCATCAGGCGCTTCGGGATAACCACAGCGTAATCCAGCCAGCTTTTTCCCGAGCCGGTGGCGCCGACTTTGAGGTTC